ACATACCAACGACGATAGATCTCGTAGGCATGGCGGTTAAAATCGAGAATGTTAAGTATGTTTCTAAATTCGTCACGAATTGCTTTTTTGATATTGTCTTGAATTTCTAACTGATCAAGATCAATTTTAACAATTTCTTTTTCGTCAATAGCCATTGTTTCGTTAACAATTTCGTCAACGGCTGCATCGCATTCAGGCTGTAATGACATTTCGCGGTATTTTGTAACAAGTTCCGCTTCTGTTCTAACTGTACCGTCGAGATCAACGTATGTACCGAACGATCCACCAGCCGCAATAGTAAGTGCACCATCATCTGTTTCTTTTGGTGAAAATGATGGAGCTGGGTCTACTGAAACTTTACGTTTGAATTCGAAACCGAATAATTCTGCCATTTTTGTTCCTTCAAATAAAAGAGAGGCTAAGGATAACTCAGCCCCTCTCTAAAATTCAATAATCTAATTCAAGAGGCTACCATTATATAGTATTAGATGCCAACAGGCGAAACAGCATCGCCATAGTAAGCATTGTTGAGCTCGCTGCCAGAAGCTGGCAACCAGTAGTCGTACGAGAATGTTACGCCAAATGTTTCAATTTGGTTCGTTGTTTCCCAGTTCAAGTCGATAGCATCAACTGTTGAAGGGAAAGCACCAATAATGTCATAAGCGCGGATAACATTGCCGTCCTTAGAATATTGGATAACATTCATTGTAGCTTTGTAATCATTTTCTGTTGCGTATGATTGACGTTGGTTAGCTTCCAACTTGTTCAAAGCATTTGACCACTTTTCGAACATTGAACGGACAAGGAAATCCTCATCGTTCAACACTGTAACTGTCCAGTCAGCGAAAGTACGATCGCCAGCTAACTTGATCATACGACCAAAGTAACCAACTTCAACTGTGCCAACTGTAGCAGCTGGAAGTTGCGCTGCACGGCAAGTGAAGCGAAACTTAGTATCTGAACCTGTGTCAGCTCCAACGAATGTTGGGATTGACAAGTATACTTCAAACTGTGACGGGCGAGCGCCACCAAGGATTAAACCTTGGTGTTTGAAGTTACTTACGTTAAAACCTGAAGCCATTTTCTTATTCTCCTTATAGCTTTATCTATTTATTAGAATTTACCAACAACTTCAGAGAATGCAACACCCGTACCAACAGCCACAAAGTTCAACTGGATGAAGTTGATTGAGCGAGCTGGCTTGATATAGATGTCACCAACGAATTGGTTAGCATCAACAACTGCAGGAGTATTGTTTGTTGAATCGCAAACAACCAAGAAGTCAGTGATACCACGGCGACCCTGAATCTGACGGAGATAAGGTACAACCAAGTTCTTAAACTGAGCTTGAGTGAACGCATCGTTGAATTCGAACAATGAGTACTTAGCAGCAGTTGAGATTGCTTTCTCAAGAACAATGAACAAGCGACGAACGTTGATACGATCGAAAGCAGATGGCTTAGACTGAAGTGTCTTATCACCATAAAGCAGTGTACCCTGTCCAGGAATTGAGATAACTGGGTTGATACCATTGCTATAAAGCAGATCGCGAGAAGATTGTTTTGGATTCCAACGCATCTGAATTACGTTTTTGATCTGACCGCGATTGAATCCTGCAGGTGACCACCAAGGATCTCTCTGGTTGTCAGTACGAGCGCAGAGACCAGCGATATCGCCGTTTGTAGGCAGATAACGATTGATGTCATTGTAGCGGTCATATTGATATTTGTAACCAGAGTCAAGAACAGCATATGAAGAATCATGAAGAATGTCTCTCCATGCTACAACAGCTGCAGCTTGGTTACCTGGATTACTTGATACAACGCTATCATCTGGTGTGATAAAGGCGACGCAATCTTTACGAATAGCACAGATATTGTCAATAATCCAGTTAGCAAGCTGGAAGTTATTAACAGTAAATCCTTGAGAAGATGTTGTTCCACCAATTGGTTTACCTTGAAGAATCAAAGAAATATCAACGTCTTCAGGCGACTGGAATAAAGAATATCCAGTAGAAATGGTTGAAAGAGGAACATTACCTTCTGAGTAACCATCAGAGCCGTTAACAAACGATAATGACAGTGGTACGTTAGAAGAAGAGGAAGCCACGTTCGCAGCTGTAGCAGAAGCTGAACCAGAACGATCGTTAACCGCCCAGATATAGTTTGATTCGTTGTTAATCACTGTTTGATAGTAATTGACTGTACCGTCAACATTTTTACCATCTGTCGCGCGAGAAACATTAGTGAATGTTTCAAGAATAGTTCCAGGCTGACCAGTAAATGCGCCGTTTTCGTCTTGAACAACGATGTGCATTGTATCAACAGCAGCGGAGTTACCGAACTGAGAAACAAAAGCAGATGTAATAGGAGCAGCGCCAGCAGAGTTAAAGAATTCCCAGCGACGATTAATAACCTGAGATGATGTAGTATTAGTAGAAGCGCCGTTAGCAATAAACACTGTACCCTGACGATATGGGTCATAGGTGCTGATTGTGAACGATGCGTTAGAACCATTTATAGCAACACCAGTGATAGCTGAAATTGAGGCATATTGAACACCAATCGCGGTATTACCAAGCCCAATCAAATCGCCGAGAACAAAGCTATTTGCAACAGAGTAAGCAAAAGCGTTAGAGGCGAGAGCGTTAGCTGAAATGGATTGTACCAAAACGCTAATAGTATTTGAACCGATAGCTGTTGTCAAAGTAGCATAAACGTCAGCGTTAGCTGTCAAACTTACGTTTGAGCTGAAAGCATTTACGCTATCGCAAACAGAAACGCGGAGAGAATCACCGTATGTACCACCTGGATATTTCGCAATATAAAGCACATCATTATCGAAATAACCGAGTTTAGCAGCAAAATCTGTAGAGTTCAAAACAGTTGGAGTATTAGAAACTGAGCCAACGTTAGCGAAAGCATTCTTAGCGCCTTGCTGTGTATTTGAAGAAGTTGTATTAGCTGCACGAACAACCCAAAGAGCATTTGTATAGCCCAAGAAGTTAGCTGCAGTAAAGAATGTTTCAGCGTTGTTTGAATTTGGCTTACCAAAAGTATTAACGAGAGTTGTCTCAGAGTCGATTAAAACACGTTGACCGACTGGACCCCAGTTAAAAATACCTGAGATAGCACCAGTTGATGTGGCAACTGCAGGAACAATCGTTGTAAGATCGATCTCAGTTACATTTACACCTGGACTTAATTGAGTTGGCATTTGGATTCTCCTTCCATGGAAAAGGCTTTGTAAATCTACAAATTATTTATAAATTATCGTTTTCTACTCCAAACATCCAGTTTCCAGATGGAGGCAGCTCTAATGCTTCCACTAAATCGCCTCTTCCATCATCAACGAATCCAAAAGGTGTTAAATCGTTCATTATATCTTCTTCAGACTTTTCTCGGAGCTTTATGAGTGTATTTATGTTGGTATAGTCCTTGAAATACTGCTGGTCGGTTAGCCAAGCAAACAGAACCAAAGGCATAACCAAGTCATCGTGTTTGCCTTCTTCCGCCTCATAGCTTTGTTTCTTACGGGAGAAAGTTGACAGTTCTTCAATCGTATGGAAGTCGTTTATGATAAGCTGATTCTGTTCTATCAGCAGTTTAAGGATAGAACAACCAGTTGCCTTAACAGGCTTTGTGGTGCGAATACCTTTGTCGATATTAGATCCACCGAAACCAGTGCTAATACGTTTGCCTGAACGACCAGCATTTTCGGTCATCAAAACATTTTCATATTCAAAATCAAAATGTAAAGAAGTTCCAACCTGTTCGCCGATGTCATTGATTTCTACCAACACAGATGAATTGTTATACGCCTTGGCTACGCGATGAATTACGTCAGCATAATCGATCGGCGTGATCATATTATTACGGTATACGCAAACCTGCTGGTATGGCATGGTCGTAACATCAAGAACGGAGAAAGCTGAATAGTCGAGACCCTTACCTCTTGAAACGTCGCAAACCATTACATACGTATGACCTTGCATTGGTTGGAAATATTGACTCAAGCCGTCTTTGAAGGTAATCGGAACTTGGTGAACCAGCTCTTTCAGTTTCCAACCTGCGATCAGTGTACCAGAGCTGCCCATAAACTCGACGCAGTATTCCTGCTCGAATTTAGCAACGTCAAAGTTCATCGCCGCTAGAGTATTCTTTTTCCAATTTTCATCGCGACCTGGAACTTTATTATACGTCACTTCAATCGGATGGTAGCCGTTACGACCTTCTTTAGCATTGGTCCAAAGTGAATAGAAATGGTTCAATCCGTTCGGCGTTGACACCAAAACGATCTTTGATTCAAGACCAGATGAAATTGTAGGATAAACTGATGTAAAGAACGTATCCCAGTTCTCAATAAATGCCGCCTCATCGATAAAGAGAAGGTTGATAGAATAACCACGAATGTTATCTGATGAAGTAGCAGCAGCAAGAACACGAGAATTGTTTTCGAGTTCCATTGAACCCTTGTTCCATTCCTTCACACCCTGTTGCAACCAGCGAGGTAAATGCTGATATGCGAGCTGAATACGACCAAGAATTTCACGAGCTGTTTCGCCTTTGTTCGCCAGCAATGCAACTGTTTTTTCTGGATGGAAAATAATATACCAAAGAACGAACGCACAAGTAACTGTTGACTTACCAGCCTGACGAGCAGTCGCAATAATCGTAAAACGATTGGCAGCCATAGATTCCAACATTTCTTTTTGGTAATCATATAGCTTGAAGCTCACCAACCCTTTGTCGATGTTGATAATCTTCATATATTTTTCAGTGAAATAAACTACATCGTTAGAACATCTGATGTATTCTTCAACAAGCTCTGGAGTCCACTCGATAGCTTGGTTCGAGCGTTTAAGTAGGGCATTTCCATTATAGCCGCGTAATTTACTTAGATCCACTTCCATTTTTCATATCCTCTATCACTTTTTGCAGATCAGCCGTAGAGCCAACAAACAAATTATTGGTGACGGATTTTGCTTCATCATTAGTTGGAGTGTCTTTTGCTTCGATCTCACGAATATCTTTTTGTAATGATAATAGATCTTTGTTTGCCTGAAGCATTGTTTCCATAAGCTTTGCTAACACTTCGAATGCGCGAGGATGCTGCGAAGCATCGGCGATTTGTGAAAGCTTTTCCATGGCAAATACGCCGTTCTGTATAACCTCATGGATATTAGAACGAGCCATTTGAAAATCATTTTTAGCGCTATCGTCATGAGCTTTGGCGACAATTGACTTTACTGGATCATTTGTTGTAGGTGTAAGATTCAGTGCTTTTGCGATAGGGTCATTATTAGCCGTCATATGTAAAATCAGTCTTTGTTATTACGAAACCATAGTCATCGGTTACTTGAATTTGTGATACAGGAATTGATGCTGCTGCGTTAGATGTTGGTTGACCATTGGCTGTAAGTCCAGGTTGATCAAGAGTTTCAGATATTGCGCTAGTAACACCAACAGCTGTTGCCAGTTCTCCGTCTGGTACTTCAGGCGCATAGTAATTGACAAAAGCGTATTTGATGATTGGTGTAGCTTGAACTGGTCCATACAAATAGCCTTTGATTGTAAAATCAAGAGTCCAAATAAGTGCCTGTCTTTCTTGGAAATTACCTTCATATGTATCTTCCTGCGAAACACTGTTAAGCACAACAGGAATATCTTTTAGCTCTTGCATGTCAGGAATAAGCTCTACAGTAACTGTAAAGTCTGGAGTAAAGTAGGGCAGAATTTGTTCTACGATTTTTGTACCATCCTCAGCATTTTTCACTAGAATATAAAGTCTGAACCCAAAGTTATAAGGGACAGGCATGTATTGATAATTTAAAGAACTCGGTGAATTGTTTATTTTGTTAGCCGTACGCTGAATTGTTTTTAGTTTTCTATCAGAGTCATAACGCACATCTGTCATCTCGAATGACATAAACGGCATAGTCATTGTAGCCGTTGGACGATCAATGTTAGGATCTTGTTGCGAACGAGCCAACATTTTTTCTTTGGGGGCATATGTGATAGGAACTTTAATAACAGCTGTAAGATTTCCAGATGTATTTGTTCTTTCAATAATGATGTCATCAAACAGCGTACCGAACAAAGCTACGTATTTGCGAATCGTTTGAAAATAAAACTGTTGACCGAACATTAGATACCGCCTTCACTGAATGGGTCATTGACGGACCAATCAACAAATTCTGACGATTCATTAGCCATATCTTGGTTCGTACCTGTGCCTTCGATAGCGTCGAGATTGTATTGTTCCATTTCGATATAGTTACCTTGTTCATCAAGCAACGGCGCGCCAGTTTCGTCTTCAATGACGTAATCAAGAATATTGGTGCTGAAGTTTTGCTGAATACGATCGATTTCAGGAATGCCAGTGTTGAATACTTCATCGCTGTATTCGAATAATTCGCAAGTCATTTCCCAAGTTTGTAATGCACCTAATTGATAGAACATCTCAAACTTGTTGACGAACTTAATTTGAAAACATTTGTTGTTCAGCGGGAAGTAAATCAAATCGCCTTCGAGCGGTCTTATCAAAGTAGTGTAAGCGCCAATTTCTCTGCTAAATGTTCTTTGTGCGATAGAGAACACAACTTGATCGCGGATTTCCAAACCGAACTTAGACATAAAGTTGCCGTCGCCAGAAAACCCATCAACTGACTTAATATAGAATTCTACAAGATATGCATTGGTGTAGGATGATTGATCATCAGTCGTATACAACTTATCAAGATTGTTGATGTTACGAGTGATATAGTACATATCCTCGCCATAGATCTTGATAGCCTCAACAACCAGATCT